TAAGGGCAGTGTGCTTAAAAGATTTGAGATTACTAGGTTGTCTGCATCTACTACTTTTATGACAGGACACTCAATGCCAACATTGTTGCCTGTCTCCCACCTTATGTAGTCTCCCTCTAATGCTCCATGAGATGTTGCGTTTATTAGTCTATTTGTACTAGTTGCGGTATCTGAAGCAACTGCTATTGCACCCCCTGCCCTGTAAGCACCATGACTTAAAACATCAAGCCCTAGTCTTTCTCCTAGAATCTTTTGAAGTGTTACAAATAAACTTTGGTTGGAAGATCCGGCAACATTTTCCATTGCCAGGTGCTTGCCTTGTGATGGATATCCTTTGATCATAGTCCTCCGCTCCTTTAGGGCATCTTAGCGACCTATTTTTCTTTGTCGTAATACAAGATAATTTCAATGTCGGCATCACCTGGACCAGAAGTTACAGTAACGACCGCTCTAATATATGGAAGAAGTAAGTTTCCATTAGTGAGAGCTATTATTTCTGAACCGTTTCCAGATGCGCTAGCAAAAGTACCATTATCAAACCAATCTACTCCGTTTGGAGAGTGTTGAATTACAGTATCGTATGTGCCTGCTGTTCTGTTGGAAATCTTGGCAAATGCGATAAAGTTTTTTTGGTGTGGCTCCATTGAAACCGCATCCCCTGTTTTGGATGCGGTCAATGTAGTTTCGCTTATTAATGTTTTTTTAATTACTGAAGCCATGTTGTTTCCTAGTATTTTTCGGACACATCTGCCCCAATAATCATGGCATGGAAATCTCCCTCAGCAGCAGTAGGAGCGACTTCATCTGCTCCGTTTGCTAGTGTGAAAACTTCTCCATCACCTTCACCACCATTAGCTAGATTTTCTGCTCCACCACCAGTAGCTCTAAGATCTTCTAGAAGATCATTAGTATCTGTGAGCGTGACAGTTTTCCCAGAAACTGCGTTAGTAGTGATTAGCTCTACAAGCTCAGCAGTTGTCAAGTTAACTGGAGTTGCCCCGTTGTTCGTGCCGTCGTTTGGTGTGATGGCAATAGCAACGGCGTCGATATCACCTGTAACAGCAGCAATGATAGTGTCTGTTGGGTTAGCAGCAGCAGCGTTAACTGTAATTGTAACTGTGTCACCGTTTCTTAGCGTTCCCACTGTTCTAGAACTAACCGTAGCAGCAGTTGTCAAACCGCTAGAAGTGTCGCTAGGAGCGATTGCAGCAGTTCCAAGGTCACTAGTGCTAATTCTAACTGAGCCGTTAGCAAGAGTATTAATTCTTGGGACAATATTTGCAGTAACCGGAGTCAACATAACACAAGGTGAATTAGCAAATGATTCGTCAAATGTGATCGTGTAATCACCAACACCATTATCTGTAATAGTCACTTGATTTGAGTCTGGACCTGATAAAACTGGAGTACCTAGCCCCGTTTTAATCAAGGAAATCATTCTCATTTTTCTTTGAAAACTTTCTATTGTTCTTCTCATCTTTGTTCCTTGTTAAATATTAAGAGCGCAGACCGAAGTCATACGCTCTTTGGGGGTAATCAATTATCAGGTTGAAAGACCGTCAATGACGCCTTGGAAAGTAGGCTGAATGTAGAACTCAAGGTATCCACCGTAACGAGCTTCGTAGTTGTCACTAGATGCTTTACGTAGGAATACAGTTCCATCATCGTCAAACCAACCGAAACCAGGAGCGTGATGCAGCTCAAGGTAGTTGTCATTTAGGAAGTACATTCTGTCGTCTTCTACAAATCTGTCAAAGAATACAGGAACTGGTCCCTTGATTGACATGAACTCTAGACCAGTAAAGGAAACTTTACCTTTAAGGTCTTTTGCTCTTGGCTCAATCATATATCTTTTGTGGTCTTCAAGAAGATTCAAAAATTTGATGTACTGAGTATAAGAAGTAACGATCATATTTGGAGACTTGCCAGACTTCTTATGAACTCCAAGCATTGTTTCATTCATAAGATCTACAGAAAGACCAGCACCGCCTGCTGCTGTTTGCGTAGCACTCCATTTACGATCTACAGTCACACCGTAAAGTGAGCCACTTGTCGCATCAAGAGAAGCTTTAAGACCAGCAGGGTCATTGTCTTTAGAGCCTTGCATATAGAAATATTTACTTGTCGGAACAGGTCCAGAACCAGTAAGAGCAGCAAGACCTGCAGAAGTTCCTACTAGGCTAATTTGTCTGTTAGCTACGTCAATTGAAGTGATTTCAAGATCAGTTGTCTCAGCATCATAGTTAATAAAGTCTTTTTCTTCCCAGTTAGCTTCCTTCCAGTCAGCGTTGAGAGTAACTACGTATGGAGAACCAGAAGTACCAGCGCCTGATACGTTAGTTGCGCCATCACCACGATCTAGAGATCCGTCAGAGTTACCAAAGATAATACGGCTCATGTTTCTATTGAAAGACTCTACTGTCTTTTGAACAGATTCACGTGTCCCTCTAATAAAAGCTCCAGCGTCGTTACCAGCGGCATAAATTGCTTCTCTTTCGATTTCAGTTACAGCGTAAACTCTTTTTCGAGTTAGGCTTGCTTCTTCGTAATTTGCTACGTTAGCAGTTGGAAGAGTTCCTGAACCAACACCACCTTGGAAAGACTTAGTTGTAGGAAGGTTACGGCTTCTACCAGTGAAGTCATAACGCTTCTTAACTCGTCCAAGCATAACGTTTTCAGAGTTATAAAGGTTTTCAGATCTTTTGTAATAGTTGATTTTAAATAAAGCTTGCGCCTCACTCAAACTAAATGCAGTCATATTCATCTCCTGTTAGTTAGACAGGAGACGAACTCCTATCTAATAGTCAAAATCATCAAATGTTTCTAAATTACCTGTTGGGGCTGGTTGGACCGTAGATTGTTCTTTTTTCTTCTGAGTAGACTCTACTCTTGATTGAACCTTCTTCTTGTCTTTACCAACGCCAAATACGTTCTTTACAGTAAGAGCAAGTTCTTCATTTGAGAGATCAGGATTAGATTTAGCGATATCGCAAACAGCATTAAAAACTCGGTCATCTTGTGCCAAATCTGGACTAATGCTTGATAGCAAGTTCTCGACTCTAACTCCGTCTCTGTAACTTACTGCAAACTCTGCGATCATTTGTGGGGAGATTTTATCAGCTCCGTTGCCCACTAAAGCGTCATAAGCATACTTTATGTCTTGCTCGTTAAGCCCGTGAGTTTCCCTAAGCTGATTAATTTCGGTAGCAAGTTTTTGCGTTTCCGCTTGCTGCCTCTGATTAGTTAGATAGGACTCATTCTTTTGTCTTAAGAATTCGTTTTCTCGCTCAATGTCCACTATCTTCCTTTCTTCATCCGACATATTAAAATATTCTTCGGCGTCCGGAATTATGTACTCCTTGAGCTTCTTATAAAAATTATGCGAATCTATGTTCGCCATGTCAAGCGCTAAATTAATTGCTTCTACTGGGTTTTCTGAATTTGCTTTCTCTACAAACTGATTAAAAGCATCTTGCTTTGACTTGAATTCCATTCTTTGATTGTTAAGATCGCTGAACTTTCTATCCCATTGGGTCTTCCCAGAAAAGTTGTTTATGAGATCTTGGACACTCACTGGAACTTCTTCGCCTTTTATCTTTGCAGTTAAAAGAGCATCTGCTGGAACCTCTAGTTCTTCATCATTGAACTTTGCCTTTAGCTTTTTTATTTCTTTAGCTACTTGCTCAGCTTCTCCTTGAGCTTCATCAGCTTTTTTGTCATCGTGTTTGTTCTTTTCTGCTCTGGGTTTTTGTTCTTTTTTAACTTCCTGTGACTCGACGGGATCGTCCGTTGGCTGCTGTTGAACTTTTTTACTTTCTGCATCTTTCGCCTTTTTGTACTCTTTTCGTGATTTTTCGGCATTATCTAAATCGTTGAAGGTTACATTATCACCTTCGACTTTCATGTCTGAGTCTACTTCACTGCTTTCTACTGGTGTGAAGCTACCCGAGTTAAGATCACCGAATGATTCCATTTCTGACATATTTACCCCCTAAGTATTACTGAGCAGCTGACGCCGCTGTTTGGTCTACGTTTGCTACTGGTTGCTCTGCCACAAACTCTTCATCTACTGGCATCTGCCCTGGTGGCATCAAACTTTGCTGCTGTTTTGGTTCCACTGGCGCCACCATATCTTGTTGTGTTGGAGCGCTAAAGAATATTGGATACTCTTTTACAGTCAATAACTGCTGAGCAAACAGAGGATTCTTTTGAGATCTCTGCCACATCAAATACTCTGTTGCAGTTATGTGCTCAACAAACATTGCTTTTATCTCTTGTGGTAGCTTTTTAAAGCTTGAGCTCTGCATCTCTATTACATGAACTCTGTAATGAATGATATGGTCTTCCCATTCTTGAGGCTCATCTATTGACTCACCTTGGAGCATCATTTCGTTTTCTGCCTCTGCTGAGTTGACGTTAGCTGTAGCTATATTTTTGAACTTTTTGTCCTGAGAAAGATCTAAAAGATCAAGTACGAGCTCATCTTCTATAAGATTAGGAAATGCTTCCTTGATATTTATAATAGTCTCTGTCCTAGCAACCCTTGACTCTGGTAAAGCTGATGCTTTTTGAATTCTAATATCGTGAGGACCTGACAAGTCTACGTTTTCAAGCCTACTAATTAAGAACTCCCCACCCTTCCCAAGGATTCTGATCATTCTTTCATCGTCTTCTAGGTAATACTCTCCCATTAAAGCTGCTGTTCTTTTTGCCGCCTCAACTATCACTGTATTTCTTTTGGATATTCTCGTAGTTGCTCTTTCGTTTTCTTGCTCATCCAAGAACTGGAGAGCGATACCTGATTTTACACCCGCTGGCGGCTCTCCTCTTGACACCTTAAATATGCCTGAAAACTGCCCTATTTTCTCTTCTAGCTTGTCCATATAGTCAAAGAACTCTCTGCTGGTTGGATTTAGCTGCATTAATTGAGGTGGAACTGCCCCCCTGTACTCCAGTAAAGAGATGCCGTTATCAAGTTTTTTGTGCTCTATTGTGCCTTTTGGTGCAACCCACTTAGGGCTTGCTACTTGATTGTGGTTTCTTGCTATCATTGAAGCTATGGCATTGTAATGCCTTTGCTGTTGCTTTATGTTGCCGATAAAAGATCTACCGTGAAGCTCCCCCACTACGTCTATGTCCGACTGACGAACAAATGGGAACCCTTCACATGGGTAGTCATATTCTTTTACTTCCAGGATTGTGTCCATCGTGCATTTTATGACTGCACCCTTTGGAAGAAACTTGTGTTTCTTGTGAGTAATAGTCATTACCATTACATCATTATCAGACGTATTTGATTCAAAGCTAGTAAGATCGAATACTTTTCTACCGCCTTCCTTGATGTCGTCTGCTTTTTTGGGATACATTTTTTTGAGTTCATCTACGTTTATATAGTCAATTTCTGTGTAGTGATTAACATCACACCAAAACCGCCTCTTCTCTGGGTAGATTCTATCTGGCGTTACCAGTCTATAAACAATGTCGCCTTGTCTGACTACCTCTTTAGTTTCTCCAGCATCTCTTAGCCTTTTATTTGCTGGCAACTCTTCTCCTGCGTCTTTGTCCCATTCAATGCATAAATATCCTTCACCATAGATATCTGCCATTCTCTCCAGCTCTCTGAAAACTCCGTCAATATCTACTGTGTACCAACGAGAATCAATCGCCATCTTGACGACTTTCGCTTTAACCTTGTCTGAGAACTCATCATTTGCTGGCATAACAAAAATTGATGGCCTATATCTTGTTAGCTTTGACACCCTTGACTCGACATTATCATAAATGAAATTGGCAACAATTTTAGGGTTCCTAGCACTTGGAATCTTATTGTTGAAAAGAAGGTCTCTAGAGTCCTGTGAGCGGAAATGAACTCCCTTATATAGAAATAAGTTTTCAATATATATCTTATTTCTCCCCATGGCATTATCACTCTTAATAGTGAAGTCTTCAGATGCCCACTTTAGCAACTCTTCCTCATTTTTAAGATTGATTTCCCAAAGGGGCTTTGGCCGCATTTGATTGCTAATAATATCGTTTTCAAAATCATCGAACATTACGCTCATGGGTTATTCCTTTTTAAAGTAGGACACTTATTTTTTAGTGATTTATTTTTTTTGCCAGATAGCTTATTCCTTTTGAACTTTTTATTTAATTTTTCGCAAGTTCCAACGTAAAAAGGGCAAGCATGGCATTCTGGTTTTGATAGTGCTACTGGTATACTATTTCTGTTCATATCTGGTCATCCGTAAACTTTTTATACTCTTCTTCTATGTGCTTTCTGATGGGATCTTCTTCGCTTTCTTCTTTTGGCTCATTAAGGCCAGGATCAATCGGGACATATTCAAGCTTATGTGTTGAATTTTTAATTCCTACTACGATTATTAAAGCTGTTACTCCACAAGATAAAGATGTAAGCGCCAGAATTAGAGCTGCGATAGCTAGTCCTAGAATCATTTTGTTTCCCTTTAAAAAAAGTCGTCATCAACAATATTGTTCTCGTAAATATAGTCTTTTTGTTCCTGGATATCTTCAATTGGTTCTTTATTTGTCTTCGTATCTAGCATAGCGATACTTTCTACAAAGAGCAAGCACTGCACAAGTTCGGGAATCTCTTTGTCATCGTCTTTAACTGAGCTTAATTGCGATAGAAGTTGTCTGCATTTATCAGATATTGCAATTTTGTTTTTTTCCATTTGATCTTTAAGGAGAGAGTGGCCTATGTTCTCATAGCTTTTATCAAGAGGAACCCAGAATATGTTATGTTCATTACTCATCTCTGTTGCAAACCACTCTTCGCCTTTGTAGTAGATTTCCATGTCTTTCCATTCAAGAGTCAGTTCATTCATGAAAATATCTAGTTCTTTCTTAACTAGGTTTGTTCTGAAAAGCTTTATGTCTTCAAAGTGATAGTCAGCGAGAGGGTATAGTTTCTGAGTGTACTTGTTTACAGCAACAACCAGAACACTAAATGGATTACCAACCATAGCGACACAGATAAAACGGTAATTCCTCCAAGCATGAGCAATTTCAGCCATAATATTACTATGATCACATATAATAGAGTCATCAATATCATGGTACACCCTCTGTTGTGCTACAGTTCCGGTCAGGCCTAGGCTTGCAAGTGCTAAAGAATCGGCATGGTCTGGCGATCCGTTCCCTGTTCGCTTCTTGTAGTCGTCCTTGGATTCGATGAGCATTTTGCCAGCAGAATTATACTTATACTGTATGCTTATCAGCTCTTCAAGATAGACGTCCTCGTCTAGTAGATCTATACTAGTCTTCACTAACTCACCTAGTTGATAGAACATTTTTGCTCTTAAGTTTAGAAATTGAAGGTTATCTGTGTCTTCACATTTCGCAGCATTGTGGACTTCTATGATATCAACCTTGTCTGAAAGCACACCCTCTCTTTTTCTCTCCAGAAGCATATCAACTACTCCTGAACCAACCCCAGTGGCATCAACAAAAACTTTGGTCTTCCTTATGTAGTAAATTTCTCTTATGAAGTTTATCGCCTCTCCAGTTACCTCGGCTATATCCCTGTGATAAAGTACCCTCTTCCTCGTAACCTTATTGCCCACAATTTCTGTGAATACAGTCGAATCCTCACCAAATCTGGCGACATCAATGCCGATGGACCTTTTATCCTTTTGCTTAACTTTGTATTTCCTTTGAATTGCATTTTCTACATCTCCTAGTTGTATGATTGTATTGTCTGACTCTTTCGGGAACTCTCCTAAGACCTTAGATAAAAATAAAGGATGATTTATACCCCATCTTAGCGCCGACTGCATAACCCATTGACAACTTAATAGATGAGTTACTGGCATGGCATAAGACTTAATCCTCTTAAGTCTTTCGATATCTTCTAGTGTTTTAAGATAAGTTACTTCCTCTATTAACTTTTTCTTATCTGTTATTCCGTTAGCTTTTAAGTTTGGAGAGTCAAAGCAGCTTAAATATATTTTATGCCAGTCTGGCATCTTAAAGCACTTAAAGAAATCGCAATCTCTCCTGGTCGGGTTAGCAATGCAAACGAACTTAACAATCTTACCAGAGGTCAAAAGACCCTCTGCCATCTTCCAAACATCTGGATGAATTCCTGTAGCTTCATCAAAAATAATTAAAATATAGTTAGAGTGAAATCCTTGAAAACTTGAAGACTGCTGAGCTTCGCCCTCTCCTGCTTCTCTTTTAGGGCTAAAACCCATTGCAAACCAGTCATCATTGATCTTTAGCTCAGTATTAGTCAGATGCCCACCAAGAGGGTATTTAGCACTCTTATGGGCCTTACGGAGCTCTCCCCATAAAAGCTTTTCAACCTGTCTATGAGTAGGAGCAGTAGTAATTACCTTTGCGCCTTTCCAGATATTAACGAAGTACAAAGCAAGACGTGCCATCAAAAAAGTTTTACCAACTGAGTGACAAGCAGCTATCGCAATACGATCATACTCAACAAAATCCTCAATGATTTGCTCTTGATACTCTTCTAAGGTTTCACACCCTAAGATTCTATTAAAATAAAAGATTGGTTTTGTTCTGATTTTATAAAGGAATTTTTTTTTCTTTGTCATTACATTTTTAATGGAAGACAAACTCCAAGCCAATTCTGCCTTGTAGCTCTTAAAACTCTTATGCCCTTAAACTCAACTTCACACTCTCCATTAGAATCAAAAACATCAGTGCATGAAAAAAATTCATTCATCGATTGAGCTCTAAACTCTCGCCACTCATCTACACCGAGAACAATGCACTCAGGATCGACACCGTAAAGTTCTTTGCATCTATGAACAGCATCACCAAGCATGGAAAATATATCATAAGAAGAATCACTCATCGTCTTCTTCCACTAAATCAGAGAGGCTTAAACTGCCTTCTATCTTAGTTTCAATCTTGTCTCTCATGTCTGTGCAGTTCTTAGCTGTGAAGATCGCAAACGCCGTATTATAGCGCCCAAACATACCATTCTCGATTAAAATATTCTTCTGCAAATGCTTACATCTTTTGTAGGCCCCGAGAAAATTTTCATGCTTCTTGCACCAATCAAGCATAGTATCGACATCAACATCAATGTTACATGCAAACTTTTCAAAGGTAGGGAAATCGTTAGCAACTTCTTCTTCAATTATCTCTACACCGTTTTTACCAAAGACTTGTTTTTCTTTAACTATCTTTGTAGGACGATCGAAAAATTCTACTATCTGCTCGCAATATTCTTCACGATATTTTGTTGGTCTTCCTATTGGTCTTTTTTCTTTTTTTGCTGGAGCTTTTTTTGACGACTTTTTCGCTACTTTCTTTTTCACTACTTTCTTTTTTGTCGTCATTTTTATCTCCTATTTTTTCGATAACCTCAAAGAACTCATTCATGTTTTTTTCTTTAAGGTAAGTTTGAATTTCTTTTTTCTGAGTATGGGAGATAGCTTTAAGATGACACTCTAAAAACTCTTTCTTTTCTTGCTCGATTAAAAAATCATTTATATCGGCAACAATCTTTTCATCTGGTTGTGCACCAAACTTTTTCTCGAACTGATCAGAAATCGTCTTTAGAATGTCAATCATATTTTAAATACCCCTACTAAAGAGTATGAGATTTTAGTTTCAGTGTCAACTTATCGTGTCAACCTATTTATCCCTTTATAACTAAGATTGGTCTAAAGTGATCAACTATATCAATTAGTATACCTTCTTGGTATTCAATTACTTTTTTTATATCTTTATAAGCTCTCGGTGCTTCATCAACTAGTCTATTAAGACAAGTAGTTTTTATACCTTTCATTCAAAAAATGATTCTCTTTAGTTCCTTTAAGTCATTATGAGTTATCTTGGAACACTCGCTATTTTTAGTTGTGGCCATACATAAATCTCTTAACTGTGCTCTGATTGATTGCATTTGTGATAGATCAGCTCTACACAGTCTTTCCCAACCTCCGAAAAGTTCTACCGCTCGCCATGCTTGATCTCCAAGATAGCTCTTTGCATCCTGTTTATTCATGTAGCCAAACTTTGAAATTGCATCTATTATCTTGCCAGATAAAAGCACAGCGTTATCTTTCTCATCAATATTGCCTTTGGATAGCTTTATAAGTTCCGCAGCACTGGGAAATCTAGTATGAGCTTTAAGAGATTGTTTAAGTAAAGAAGGTATATCCTTGCAGCCACTCTCTAAAATCGCAATAGCGTACATTCTGGCGCGAATTTGATCTATTTGATTGCCCCAAGCCATCGACCATGAAATAATACTCTTTGTTAATTTACCTAGTTCCATATAACGCCTCAAAACCTTCGCGAATATCATCGGTGATCCTATTTTTATTATCGTAATTTCCATCTAGCACTTTTTGAATATTGGAAGGTCTTATTAGCCACTCAAAATTTGTCTTCCATTTAGTTGCTTTCCCTGTCAGGAAATCGCTCTGTGCTACTTTATTTAGATAGTCCTCCCATGATTCCATTGTGGAAAAAGTTTTAT